TTTATTAATCCGGTTATTAATTATTTTCATTTTCTCCGCATCAGGCGGCAATTCTCCGTTATGCTTTGATTGATAATACACCATATCATTAACGATATCCCGCATAAATCCTGTTTTTTCCCGCATACCTTTCTCTATTTGTTTATACATTTCCACACCGTCAGAACCCTTGTAACCTAACGAGCTGATATAATTTTGTAATTCCGCGTCCGTGATTGAACGTCCTTTTCTTGCTTCAAATTCTCTTGTATAGGCTTTAATTTCGGAATACGCGATATCTTTTTTATCGCCCGCCCATGGCATTGTTGAATTTCTGTTAAGTCCGACAACTTTAAGCGCGGCATTAATTGCTTTGTCGTCATCTTTTATTTGTGTATAAAAATTCCCTGACTTAATTTCTTCCTGCTTTTTGACAAACGTTTTATACTCACCGTTCGACAGAAACCCTCTGTATTTGTTTAAATCTTCGTTGGCAAATCCCTGAGCGTCATTTACAGACTTCTCATATAATGACTGCCATATTTCATCATCCGTTTCGGTCTGCCCGTTCTTTGCAATGTAGTTCATAAGACTTAATTTTGTCTGCGGGTCAATATTTTCGGGGATATCGTCATAGGAAAGCGAACCGCCGTTTTGTGCTGCGTTTGCTGCTTTATTATAAAATTCATTAAGAGCTTCTCTTTCAGCCTGATTTTTATAATGTTCCTGTTCTGAATAATAGCTTTTTACCCTTGAGATAACTTGGTCTGATAAATCAATATCTTTAATATTTTCGGCTTTTTTAACCGCGTCCTGTTCATTCAGGGATGTCGCAACAATATCGGAAGCAAGACTTCTTGCCTGATATTTCGTTTCTTCATTCCTTATTGCGCCTATGTAATAAGCCTGTTTATCAGAAGATATTTCATTCTTATGCTGTTCAAAATACAGCTTTGCCTGCAGGCTTCCTTCCTGCAAATAAGAATTCAGAACGGCTTCATGTGCTTTTGATTTAAAATCTTTTTCCATTGCGCCGATAGTATCGCTGTCAAGCCTTTGTGTCATACCCTGCCATTTTACGACTTGCAGCCCGTTAGCCATTTGAATTTTCATTTCTTCGGGATTGTTTCTTGCATGAACCATACCTGTAATGGCATTGTCCATGCCTTTATTCCCTTCGATTTCAGCCCACTTGCTTGTCTGCTGTACATCGTGATTGTTGACGTTATAAGAAATTCTTGTTCTTTTCCGGAGCGCAATCTCATCCATTCTTCTTTGCCCTGCGGGTGTCATACGGTTATTTGCTTTGTATTCTTCGACAAAATCGTCATAGCTTTTCATGACTTCTTCGGATTTTCCGACTGCGTCCTTGCCCTGCTTGTAATAATATCCGTTATCTTTATCAAACAGATTATCCTGTTCCCACTGGTCGAGATTATTTGAGAGTTCAAGAATTTTCGCATCTTCGATTGTATCTTGTATTTTGAGAGCTGCTTTAGCAAGTTCCTCCAGACCGCTGCCAAAATTTACGGAAGCTTTGGCAACATTTACACCAAATGCATCATCATTGGCATCTGCACTCATATACGGTCTTGCGGTGCCGTTTAATTTTACTTCTCTGTTATATTGCGGTACTTGTGGCATTTTATTCCTTTCGTTGCGCTTGATAAATTGTTAAAGCATGATAAACTGTAAGTATGGTATAGAATTGGAGCAGCGTTATGTCTCAATCAAATATTTGTATAAACATTGATAAAAATTTAAAAGAGCAGTTTGACAGTATATGCGATAAACTGGGGCTTTCTGTGACTGCGGCAATGAATTTGCTGATAAAAACTGTTGTTAAAGAAAACGGAATGCCGCTTGAACTTTTTTTGGATGTTCCAAATGAAGAAACAATCAAAGCTATGGAAGATGTGAGAAACGGAAAAAATTTAATCGGTCCTTTTGCTTCTGCACAGGAAGCTGTTAATTCAATGCTTGAGGATGACGATGTATAACATTATTTTTACTAAACGTATAAAGCGTGATATGAAGCTTATGAAAAAACGCGGTAAAGATATGAATAAACTTATCACTATTCTTGATACCTTGGCTCGGGGAATTGAACTTCCTGAAAAAAATCAGGACCATGCGCTTCAGGGATATTGGGCGGATTTTAGGGAATGTCATATTGAGCCGGATTGGCTTTTAATCTACAAAATAATTGATGAAGATTTGGTTATTGCAGCCTCCCGCACCGGTTCGCACAGCGACTTGTTTTAGACAAGCCCTCTTTTGTTTCTAATCCTGTAGAAGAATTCAAAATCCTGCGGTATGTTCATACATTCCGGATGCGGATGCTGAAAGCTGAACCCCATCCATTTGAGCCAGTTTTTCGCAAAGAAATTCTTTTTGTAGATGAAATTATAGAGAAACCAGAACTTTTCATCATACTTTTTGAATTCTTTTTTAAGCTCTCTCAAAAGGCATATTTTATGGTTAACAATTTCATCTGTGCAAAGCATCCAAACAACGCCGATACCTTCCGCGTCTTTATCGAGATGCCACGCGCCGCCCATGCATACGGGAACATCACCTTCCGTACTTGCTCCCAATAAAACATCAAATTCTGTTTTCATGATGTCGTTGAATACGTTTTCTTTCCAGTTATCGCCGTGTACAGCTTTGACTTCTTCCAAATCGTCTGCCCGCAGATGTTCTAAGATATATAAAACGTCTTTTTCATTTTTCTGTTTTCTGTACATCATGCATTTTCATTGTCCTGTACATCTACTATTGCGCTGATTGAAAGAATGGTAAGCGGAAGCGGCAAGTCCTGCTTAATTCTTACTGTCGCATTTTCTTTCGGTTCGGCGGTAACCACTGCGCCTACGTCTTTTGAGAACAAAAGCCCTGCATTATTTATTGACTCGTCAGACCTTGCGTTTTGGTATCCCGTACCGTCTGCGCCGACAAACCAAAAATCCTCTCTCGATTTATGAATTTTTGCGGACACTCTGTTTATAACCTTTTTTAACCCTTGCGTATTTTCACCTTCGATATTCATTGTTTCGATTTCAAATGAATACGGAAGTCCGATAACGATTGAGTAAGCATCTTCTTCAAGAGTTACAGTCCCGTTCTTAACGACAAGGTTCTGAATAATACCGCCGTTTACATTAGCAACAACTGTTTTCCCGTCCAAAAAATCAAGCCCCGAAATTGTTCTTACAGGAGTATCAAATTCCCCTGCAAGTCCGCAGTCGACAAGGAAAGCTTCTTTCGCGTCATTAATAATTCTGGTTCTTGTTCTTTCAATGTACTTAATGGTTTTGCCGTTTATTTCTCTTGAGATAATGAAATAGGCTGTATCTTCAAGTCCTTCCCTTACAGTGTCGACCCATTCAAACTTTCCGTCAGTGACAAGCCTTGTCCATCCGCAAAGTTTTTGTTTTTTGTTGTAGGTAAGCGCGGCTGCGCTTCCGTCTGTAAATATAACAAACACAATTCTGTACGGTTCTTTTGCATAAGCCATACAGCGGACTTCTTTTCCTTCAAACAGATGGTTCGAAAAAATCGAAAGTTCCTCTCCGTTGTAGCTGTCAGTCACGTATTCATATCCCAAATCTCTGATAACCGAACCGCCCGCCTGAACATAGATTATCATTTCACCTGATATAATCGGCTCAACGTGGCTTGAACCGTAGCAGGATTGAATGACTGCTGCGGGTGTAGGGTTTGCCTGAAATACTCCGTCTGTTCCGTTTACTTTCCATTCGGAATTGGAGGTTAACACTATTAAATCTTTTGTCGGCACAAGATGCCTGATTTCGTTTACTTCTCTGTCGTCCATATTCAGGGTGACCGCATCTGTCGCAATCAGCGGTCTTGAAACGTTGAAGTTATTAATTGCCGCCAGTTGGCTTGCCCAGAGTGTCTGCGGATTGGAAAGCGAGTTTGCATACATTTTTCTTTGCTGATAATAGCAGGAGCAGGACGGATAGTTGTTGTTTTCAAACGGATTTCTTGCAAGCGGAGCGGATGAAGTAAGGTCAGGTTCAATGTTATCATCCGTAAATGTTGTTTCCTGCGCTGTACCTATATATCCGAAAATCCCGTTTACCGACCTGTAGATATTGTATTCTGCAGCACCGCTGACGGCAGACCATGAGATTGTCATATATTCTGTCGTAAGCCAGTTTGCTTCGCGGTGTCCTGTTACTGTTGCAATATTAGAACGCTGCGACTCTTCATTGTTATCTTTGCTTACAGCTGTAACGAGGTATTGATAGCTTCTTGTATTTGAATCGGTTGCGCCTGTCCACTTCGCGGAAACATTTGCAGGCGCGGAAATAGACGGTGTAAAGGTTATATCTTCAAGCTTCCAGTCGTAGTGTGAGTATCTTACAAGGTTTTTTGCCGGATAGTTTATGTGGGTAAGTGTTAATAAATCACCCGCCTGTGTTCTTTTGATATTCGGTAAATCTTCTGCTGCATAAGGTGTTGCGATTTCGACAATTTGACCGCGCAGACTTTCATCTGTATAATCATCCGGATAGATAATATACCCGCCGTCTTTCAGAAATCTTATATATTTATCGCCGAACTCAAGCATATATGTTTGTTCAGAATTGAATACAAATTTCATGGTTCTTGTGGTTTTGCCGCTGTACTTAACTTCTCCGCAAAATTCAAGTCCCATACGGTTTGATATTCCGCCTTCCTGATGAATAATTGCGTTTTTAGCTGTTTTTAATCCGATAGAATATTGTTCAAGTGTAACTCTTGCATCAAGGCGCGGTGATAGTTCCCCGCGTGTGAAAGAATCCTGTATTAATCTTGTGCCCATAATTATCTTTCTGATTTACAATTAGTATCTGAAATCCGTATAGTCCTTGTCGTCTTGGTCGTGCGTAACGGATTTTCGCGCATCGCAAACGACAGCCTGCCTGATTGCCATCCGGTAGTCTTGCAGATTTGTGTTCTTTTTGTTAGCAGAACCTGTGAGAGCCTGCGCTGCAAGGTATGCAAGATAGAAGCCGAGAGCTTCCGCAAAGCTTGCGCTGAAAAGAGTTTCGTTTTCAATCCTTTTTGTATATCGCAATTTTCCTTTGTCGACATTTGCGACAATAAGCTTTTCCCCGTTGCTTCCGATTGCGGATTCACATTTCTTTTCTTTGTTGTCATAAGGTGAGATAACCGCGCGCGGCGCAATACAGTCATTCGGATATGTAAACGCGTATCTGTAGTTCGGGTCGGGAGAATCTTCTATAAACGTTGATAAATCCCTGTACGCATTTGCGAAACTCCATTCGTGGACTTCTAAAACCGTATCGCGCGCGATATCGTAGTAATTACTTAAAGTAATTGCTTTGATATCGCTTTGGTTAGTGTTTTGCAATACGGAAGTTATCCCCAGATTATGCAGCGCAATGTTAAAAATTTTTGTTTTTGAATATCCCATAAAATTATTTCCTTATTTAAGCAAACGTCAGATTATCCCCATATATACCGCCGCTTACTCTTGTGCCGTATACTCGTTTTGAAGAATTACTGCTTTCCCCCCCATACCATTTAGAAGCTACTGACGTGCTGTCGCTTAATCCTTTAAGTCCTGTATTTACGGCATTAATCATTCCTGACTTATATGCATTTTGTCCTGCGAGTAAATCGAGGCTTGATTGGTTGTTATAGTTATCCGCCTGCTGCTCATAGGCAAGAGCCTGTGTTTCGTAGTTGTATCTGGTGGTGAGTGCATCCAGTTCGCCTGTTGCTGCTGTATCTTCGATAACATCAAGTGCGGTTCCGGAGCTTACATCAATACCGTTTGCAGCCATGGCAGCTCTTTGGGAGCCGACAGCCTGCAGGGTTTTTATGCGCTGTTGGCGAGCTTCTTCAATACCTTCCTGCCGTTTCTGGTCTGCGTTTGCCTGTGCAATTTTTGCATTCCTTTGCGCAACCTGCGCCTGATAATTGTATTGCGCCTGTTGTGCTTTCCCCTGCTGATAAGAAGAAACCCCGCCGACAATACCGCTTACAGCACCTCCAATAGCACTTGCTGCAAGTGCTGCATTAGCAACGCCTGTCATTACACCAAGCGTAGATACACCTACTGACGATGCTGCAGTTGCTGATGAAATTGCTGCTGCTGACATACCGAGCGCGGTTCCGAGAGTTGTCATTGATATTATACACATTGCCTTAATTTCCTTTTTCTATAGCAGCTTGCAGCTCTGTTATTTGTTCTGTAACGGATTTACCTTCGGTGTTATCGAGATATACACCGATATCAAGAGCTTTCGTAATCAAATCATCAAGAATTTTATTCAGTTCTTCTTCTGTTTTATTTGGCAGGTCGGTGTTTTCTTCTTCCCCGTTTTCTTCAGGGATTAATGTCTGCTGTTCTGCGGCATTTTCCGGCTTTGTTTCTGCTGTATTATCCTGTTTGGTTTCCGGTTTGTTTTGTTTGCTTACAGCTTTCGCCCATGAAGGAACGGTATCACCTTTAAAATTAATTATCGTTCCGGGTTTAATAATTGCGCCATTAAAATATGCGCGCTGCTTAGCCATTATTTTAATTGTCATTGTTTTCTTCTCCTTGTTTTTTATCTTCGCCGTAAAGAACATTTGCTGCATTCACTGCTGCGTCTGCGGCTTTTTGAAGCTTTGGTGCAACAAGTGCCATGAGTTCTTTATTCTGTTTAATTTCTTCGGCTTTCAGGATTGTCCCTACCGCTTCTTCAATTTCCCAGTCTTTGAATTTCGGTTCGGGTTCTAAGCCGTCAATATTGGCATGAAGCCTTATTTCCTGTGACATTCTTATTTTCCTTTCTAATAAATCGTCATTACGAATTACACATTATGAATTACGAATTATAATGCGGGCGCGGGAGCTGCATTAAGCAGCTCATCCACGCAGCGCATTTTACATATCCTGATAAGAGTGGTCATGGCTTGCGGCAATACCTGCGGTAATAGCACCGGCAGTACCTGTTCCCGCAACGGTATAATAAGTTCTCATATACCCTAAGTTTCCTTTCGGAACAAAGTTAATAGGGAATTTGTAACCTGCTTTCAGGTTTGCAAGAGGTATCGCACCTGATTCAGCCAATGTTTCATAAGAAGCAAAATCTTCTGTTGCAGAAGTTTGCACTGCTGCTTTAACGGAAGTTGCGCCCGCAAAATCTTCCGTTACCTGAATTAATAACGGAATAGGCACACCGAAAGCAACTTCGGTCATTTTGTGTTCGGTGCTTGCCATTTTAACAACGTTAGTTGAAGCAGCACTTGCCAAAACCTTTTGATTATCAGAGAATAAATTTTCTAAATCTAATAACATTTTATTTTTTCCTTTCTTTATGATTTATAAATTATCAATTACACTGTGGGGGCGGGAGTTGTGTTTAGCAGCTCCCGCATTACGCATTATATTTACCCTGCCCCTATGCAGCAGCGACTTTATCCTCTGTATCAAGGATAGCATCGCAGCATTTTACCGGAATACCGAGGAATTTAAGAACAGGTTCGCCTGCTGCTTCATCAAGAGTTAAGCGTACGTTCTTTTTGTCCATTGCTTGCAGGTGCAGATATGTTTCTATTGTTTCGTTTACATAGATAACGAGTTTTGCGCCTGCAAGTTTAGCGTGCTTTTTAACACGGTGGTATGCGATAATCATTTTTTCAATCAGGTCAACCGCATCAGTAGTGCCGAGTTTTGTAACGTCAATATTTGCGATTCTTGCGCAGGTCTTGTAGTTTCTTAAGCACAAACCGATATCCCATGAGAAATGGTCTTTAAGTACGCGGTACTCGTTGCCCTTATCATCATAAGCAGCTTCTTCTTTCAAATCTTCGTGCTGTAAACCTGCTTTAGAGCCTTTCGGGTAGAGAAGGTGGACACCTTTTTCACCCCATCCTACAAACCATATTGAAGTATTGGAAGTACCTGTACCTCCGCAGTCAATAACCTGCCTGCCGAGAGAGTCTTTTTCTGTAGAGATTTTGTTATATCTTGTTGCAAGTCCGTCAAAAGCTGCTGCATTTACACCTCTGTTACCGTA